ATGGCACGGCGTAGTTTTGGAAGGCTCAAAAAAGTAACACGATCATACGGCTCTGCATACGTTGCACGCTACTCAACACCCCCAGCAGCCTTAGCAGAAAACCCATCGCTGCCAAAAGAATTCACGCGTACCTTGCCAGCAGCCTACCGCGTAGAACTAGAAGCATGGCTTGCACAAGCAGAAAAAGAAATAGCATTAGGCACATGGACACCACCAGCCAAACTGAATCGCCACGAAATAGATAAAAGTTCAATCACATTCGCGCAGTTAGCAGACGACTATATGCAAAATCAGCGCAAACCAGACGGAAGCAAGCTTGAAGAAACCACGCAATCACACAAAGAAGGACGATTACGCAACTACCTACTACCAGCATTTGGAGAAAGACGTATCAAAACAATCACAAGCAAAGACATACAAAACTGGTACGACGCATTCGACTGCGACGAACTTACAGGAAGAAATACAGTAGCACGATCACACTGCTACACACTACTTAGAAGCATATTCAACTACGCTTGTGCAAAAGAAGTAAACGCAGCTGGAGAAACACTATTACAGCGCAACCCTTGCACGCTCAAACTCAAAAAACCACGCACAAGACACGAAAGCATCGCCATCAGCATTGCGCAACTCGTTGATATATACAGCATGATGGCACCACATTTGCGCATCGGAGTCATGCTAGCTGGAGCGTGTGGATTGCGCGAAGGCGAATGTTGCGCACTCACCAGAAGCGATGTAGACCTTGACGCAATGACAATCAGCGTCAACAAAAGCCTAAAAAGCATAAACCATTTAGGGCAAAAACGGCGCCTTGAAGTAGGAAAGCCAAAAACAGCAAGCAGCATAAGAAAAGTACCAATACCAGAATGGACGCGCGAATACTTTGAAACGCACATGCGGCAACAAATGCCAAGCGGCAAACCAGATGAGCTGATACTACACACTCGCACACCTAGAGCATTCGTTGCACCAGCAAGCCTTAGAGAAAGCTTCAACCGCGCAATAGCACACATGCCATCATTAAAAGACATGCACTTCCACGACCTTCGGCACACAGCACTCACACACTACGGAGAAGCAGGCGCAAGCCTTGCAGAACTCATGGAAGTCGCAGGTCATAGCGACATTAAAACCGTATCTGTATACCAGCAAATCAGCCAAGCACAACGCAAGCGTACATCAGCTAGACTTAATGAACAAGCAAAAGAGGAACAACTCGGCATAAAACCACAAAGCGTAGAAACACAAAAAACTGTAGGACCTACACAAAGTAATGTAGGCCCTGCACAAAATCAAGAAAAAGACCCACTTATAGCAGTACTAGCAGCACTCACACTAGATCAGCAAGTAACAACACTCAAAGCAATAGACAAAACAAGACAAGCAACAATAATCAGCCAAATGCCGCCAGAAAATCAAATTCAGCTACTTTCACGGCTACTTTAGGCTAAAAATACGCAAAAAAGGCGCTGAAAATGCAAAAATCGCAATTTTCGGCATTACACAAGAACGGGAGTGGAGAGGAAAGAGCGATAGTCCTGGATAACATCACAAGTAACGCCAAGAGCCTCAGAAAGAAGCCAAACGTCAGTGCCGTACATTGCTTCAGCAAGCTTGTAATCAACATCGCTAATAAGCTTAGAAGCCGTTATGCGCCTTGTACGAGTCTCAAAACGCAAATCGCACCCACAAGAAATATCGCGATACTCAGCATGAACTAACTCATGGCACAACGTACACAAACGTTGATGATCAGCCAAACGCTCATCAAGAAGAATCAGCTTGCAAGCATCGTAGTAATAGCCGCACACACTACCAGAAAGGCGACGTTCTTCCACTCGCACACCAAGACGCGCGGCTTCATCATAAAGCGAATCAAAACGAAGCATAATACTTACATAACGTCTAAGTTCATAGAATTCAACGACAAAAGAGCCTGAACATAACAGTTCAAAGCATTAGCGTAACTATCTTCAGCATCAAGAGTAACCTCACTGTTAGCTGTAATATTCACGCCATACCTGCGTACTAAACATCGCATACGTTCCAAACGCTTTTCAGTAATGTTTATACCTTTATGCCCCAAAGTAGCAAAAGTATAACCATCGTCAGTAAAAGCAACACTGTTACTACGATCAATACGCACATAAAAAACAAGGTTGTCGCCAGAGGAATCAGCCAATGGCAACGTGACTTCATTCCACTCGCCAATTCGCTCAACAGTAGAAGACTTACGTAACCATGACGTATAGTCATCAAGAAGCGCGGGAACATCAAACGCTACACTACTTGCACTCACAATAATGCACCCCCAATCAAAACGTTTTAATACATGTCATGCCATATGAGAAAATATAAATAGCTCATCTACCGTGTGTAGAAGGAGTTTCCTGGGTCGTTGCGGCGGCCCTTGTTTTTTATTTGCTGTATGGTTTTATTTATTCTTTTGGGATGTTCAAACTTAAGTGAATCAAAACGAAGCATAATGCAACTCCAATGTGCAGCGTGGGACTTTTTCAATGCAATATGTTATACTGAAACTAAATGGATTGGGAGTACTCGGTCGGCGAAAGCTCTAGGCGTTATGCCTAGAGCTTTTTGCTTTTCTTGTTCTCGTACAATCAATAGGGTTCCCTTTCTGGATATACTTTTACACCATAACCTTTAATTTCTCCATTCCTCCAAGATTTCCTGATTTTATTTCTCAATATGTCATACGCTCTATTAGATTGCGTAGGATGCAAATAACGTATGCCAATAGGTCTAGCAACTAAATCAGCCAATTGAAGACCTTGCAAATTAGCAGATTTACTTATGCAATTAAAATCAAACATTCCTTTAATGCCACGAATACTAGAAGAAGCTATAAAGTCATTAAAAGCCTTTTCAAGATTAGAATCCTCTTTATTGCCACGACTCTCAAAAATAATAGGAATTGTTTTCCCAACTTGATTACGTTCCTGCAATTCATAAAAAATGCGCTCAATGCCAAAATTCATGCCAATGAAATAAGGATTTTTAGGAGCATCATAATGAGAATATTTATTCTTATCGATCACTGTTGAAACAATCGTAAAATTAGATGATTCAATTATTTGATTTAACCTATTGAAGAATTCATTTCTTACAGTATCTTCCATAAGAATATTAAAAACTCCAATTCTTTTACGAATCTCACGCTCATGAAGTATAGGAATATTTGAACCGAAAAAATCAAACTTTAATTTAAGAATCTCTGGCACAACATGTTCCACGTAATGCTTCTTTTCAAAGATACAAAAAGACAAAACAAACACAGGATACTGTTTGTCTATGCTAACAAGGCTTTGGTCGCCACTTTCATCAACAAAAACAATATAATCGCCAAAATTATTTTTTGTCATTCTATATCTCTTAGTCACGAGGGGTGGAGGATTCGAGGAATTTGTTAGGGTCGGTATGAGCCATAAGAGCAAACTGAGAAGGATCAGCGGCAATCATGTCAGCAACGTGACTCACATAATCATCATCCAAGTTGTTTGAAGCACCAGAAGACACATCAGAACCAGAAGACGCACTCGACTCGGACTGTGCAGAACCAGAGTCGGCACTTGTAGGCGCAGAAGACGCACTCGACTCGGAAGAATCCGAAACAGAAGGATCTACAGTTGCAGACGGCTCTGATACTGACCTATTATCATCAGTTTCAAGTATTTTATTTAGCATATCCGTAGGTTCTACGTCATAATGTTCACAAATTCTTAAAAACTCTTCCAAAGTAGGAGTGCCATTTTCTTGGTTTAATAAATCTCTAACTCTTGAGTACGTCAAGCCGAGGTCTTTTGCTAAAGAGCGCATTGGCTTATCACCGTATTGAGTACGCAATCGGTTAAACATATAAGACATTTCTTTGTCTGCGTCTGACCAGACTCTCCCTTTAATAGCCATATGTTCATAATAACGATATTGAATATTCGACACGCTGATGAAATAATTAAACTTGACTGGTTGAATATTCAATACTATGCTAACAATCATGATTGAAAGTTCAACACTTGTTGCCCGGATAGCGGTCAACATATTGAGGAAGACAGCGTTAGCTAACGAAGTCACTCAAGATGAATTGGCGAAGTATCTAGGGATAAACAGAGGGACGATGTCAAGCAGATTTAGAAAGCGAGAATTAAAGCTAACTGAATTTTTACAGCTTTCATCGTTACTTGGTCAAAATCCGTCAAAGATTCTTGAGCAAGCAGAAAAGCAAGCTGCACTTGCAGGCAAAGAAAAGAGTCAACCATGTTAGACGGAATAAACCGCGCGCTCAACACAGACTGCGGCGTGGACACAACCAAAGTCTTGGAACTCATAGCCAAATATCGCAATGCACTCGATCAAGAAGAAGACGCGTTCGACAAACTCAAAGAAGCCGAGTGTAAGTGCCAAGCACTACAAAAAGCCGAGCAAGCAGTCAGAGACACGTACCAAAAATATTGCGACGCAGAAAAAGAACGCCGCCGACAGCAAGACAAATTCAACGAAAACAACGCGGAATTAGTCGACGAGGTAGACAAAACTGCAGACGCTCGTAGAGACGCATTAACGCGACTACTCAACAAAATAGGGAGGTGAGGAGGATGAGCGCAATAAGCTGCATTCTAATAGCACTAATTCTAGTAGAGATAATTCTTTTTTATGCGTGGATTCGCCTTGTGCAGTTAGACGGCAAGGAAATAGATGAGCACATAAGACTTGTAGAAGTAGGGACAGAAGAGTGCTTAAAGCGTCGTATTCCTATTAGAGAAATCTTATAAAGCGCTAAATATACCCCTCCTCGATACGAAAGGAATAAGTCAATGCTACAAATCAGCCCGATGCAAGTATGCAGCATATGCGCGAATTTACTCGTGATAGCTGCAGAAATCTACATGATATGCACACATTACAAAGACTACAAAGAAGATAAACGCAAAAACGAAGCCATTAAAGCAAAATGCGCAAAACTGCACATTGACTTAACTCCAGCAACTAACGCAAAGAATTAGGAATTTGAAGAGTTAAAGAATAAGACTTCGAAGAAAGGAACAGAAATGGAAGAGCAAAAAGACAAAGAGCGCAAAGGCAACAAAGAGTACAAGAAGCTCAAGAAGATGCTCAAGAAAGCGTATAAGGCTACTGTTAAGGAAAACCGGCTTGATGCATTCATAAAGGAAACAAAGAAGAATTTCCCTGGCTACATGAATGCAGAAAAAGCGTATGACGAAGCTCCTAGAGGCGCAGACTCAGTTAAATGTGCAGCATTCAGCCGCGTGAAAGCTGATTTTTATGAAACATACGCCGAGCAGATAGATAAATATCGCAAAACAGGAGAAAAAGCCTTCAGACTTCGCTGCCTCGTTAGTGGCAAGCTCATCCACGCTGGAGAAAAGGAAAACGAGGAAGAGTGATGAGCGTAGTCAAAGATTTAGCTGCTGAACTGCACAATGCAGTTGTAGAGAGAGTAGAAGCGCGATGCTTAGTGAAACAAGCACATCATGCCCTTTCCGTCGCAAACAAGAAATACGCCAAAGCGTTACGCGCTATAGAAGTACAAGTATGCGCAGATAACTACGAAAAAGACGTCGACAATTCGCAAGCAGAGGAAGAAGAATGAGCAAGAACGGGGAGCCAGAAGTGCCAGAATCACAAGAAACATATGAGCTAAAACACGCTCAGCAAGGAATTTTTATGTACCACGTTATTGATGAGTGGGCAAAAGATAAGGTCACTGCATGTAAAAAACAAGCACAAGCAATGACCCCAATAATTGCTATAAGCGCGTTAGTAGTAGCTCTACTAGCAGTAATAATTAGCAAACATAAATGCTAGTTTTGCAAATGTTTTGCAACTTGTTGAGCGCCAAACCCAATAAAATGCACAGCCTTAGCAAGTTCCCTAATTTCGCGGCTAGAAGCAGAATCTTGAAGGTTTGCAGCAATGCTAGTACCAAACTCTATATTGCCTATGCCTTCTTTAATTTCTTGCTGATTTGAATAATCCATAATTTAACCTTTCAAAACAATTTTTAATACAGCAGTTACAAGAACTGCAATTACAGCTTACAAAGGAGGCAAAATGAGCTTCGTACAAAAATATCCGTACACAACAACACTCATAAGCCTTGTGTGTTTTGCTATTAGCTTTTGGTTTGCAATAAGGAATATGGCCTACTGCTTTAACGGAGCAAACATTTTAGGAATTGCAGGAACAATTATTGCAGTTGTTTTTGAAATTCGTTCAGTATCAATAATTGACGAAAGACTATTAGAACAATGAAAAAGCGTATAGCAATGATCATCGGTGTGCTTATAGCAATAAGCGGCCTAGCACTTGTATTTAGCGCTTTCTACAACTTAAGCCTTTACTTATGCGTGCCACTCGGATTATTCCTCATACTCATGGGAATTACGGGTGTAATAGCAGCAACTGAGATTCCAGACGACAAAAAAATAGAAAAGGACAAACAATGAGCACATCAGCACTTACACCAAGAATCCCATACAAAAGACTATGGAGCCTTAAAGAAGTATGCGACCAGCTAAGCATGGACAAACGTGCCGTAATGAAGCTCGTAGACGCAGGAATCTTGCACATGCCTCACGGACGCTTACCAGGCAGCAAAGTTTACATTACAAACACAAGCATAGAAAAGTATGTAGGTGAATGAAATGGTTACATTACTAACGCCGCAAGACGTAAAAAACATGCAGTTCACGGAGTGCCCTGGATTTTTTGGAATGCCAAAAGGGTACGACGAATACGAAGTAGATCAAGCATTAGAAAAAGTCCAAGAAACCATTGAAATACTCGGCAATGAATGGATAAAAGCAGTACAAGCAGCAGCAAAATATCGTGCACAACTTGAAACTGCAGGACTACTAGCTGAATAACTAGCTAAATAAGGAAGAGTCATGAGCGATAACACATACTACATTGCAGGGAATCTTACAAAAGACCCAGTGGTAAGCACTACTCCTAACGGCACTACTGTAGTAAATTTCACAATTGCTACAACCACTCGTGTGCTTGATCCACAAACCTCGCAATACAAAGATGCCGGCACCGTTTTTATGCGCTGCACAGCATGGAGAGCGTTAGCAGAACATGTAGCTAAAAGCCTTACAAAAGGCATGAGAGTTATCGCATACGGGAAGCTAGAACAAAGTACATACGAAGCCGAAGACGGCTCACGTCACACTTCAATCAAACTCAGCGTAGAGGATATTGGAGCGTCAATGCGATTTGCAACAGCACAAATCACGCAAATAAAGCAGCAAGGCACTCAGCAAATGATTTCACAGCCTCAAACAATGCAACAATCACAACAAGCTCAAGCGGCTAGTCAAGAACCTTGGGCTTCAAAAAGCAATATAGACAACTATTACAGCGAAGAACCAGCATTTTAATAACTAAATTAACGAATTTTAGAAAACTATATACAAACCTTACGAAAGGAACAACGATGGCACCACTATCTGCAGCAAGGCGAAAAGAAGCGTGCGAATTGGTTATTATCGCAAAATGCGATGGTATTAATACGCTAGATTCTAGAGAATTGAGACTTGTTAAACGATATATGCAAGAAATAGGCGTGGAATCGTTAGAAGAAGCTTACAAGCAGGCTTTAGAAGAAAAGAAAACTCCTGAAGGTCAGCAAAAACCAAGGAAAGCAAAAGAAAAGAATCTTAATCAACAGAAAAAGCCAGAATCTAAAAGCAACAATACTTCTACAAATTCGGAGGAGTTGCTTGAAAACTGGCCTGAAGGGTCATTTGAGAAGTTTGCTTATCCATTGCATTACAAAGATTTCGTTGACAAATGTAAAGCAAATCCAAATCGCGTAGCACTGTTCAAAGAAGGACTTACAAGGCATACAGCATCTGATACGGCTTTACGAGTAAGGAATGCTAGATATAGGGCGTTTGTAGCCAGTAAAGGCCATTTTGAGGCACGAATACTGCAATGTGATGAATCCTATTCGGTATACGTGAAATATGTTCCACAAAAAGCAGCGTAAAAGGGAGTAAACAATGATAAAAAGATACTCTGAGTATAAACCTTTGTATCCGAGATTGAGATATTTTGAACAGGCGCATCGCATTTATGCTAATAGCGCGTACGCAAAACCTGAGATAGTGCCAGTTGCGCTTACAGGCTCGCAGTACTTCAATAAAACCATTTTTGCCAATAGGCAAGAAGTTGTAATAAAGCCGCAAAACTACAACAAGCTTGTGTATGCACATAGTTGCAAGACGAATAGATCATATCCGTATGCTTTAGAACTTTATGGGTATTGGGCAAAAAATGAGCAAGATGAAAAAGCGAGTTCTAACCAAAAACAAAAAATAACCATAAACCCTTTTAAGGCATATTAGAACGTTAAATCTGCAGGGGGCAGTTGGAATAAGTAAAAGTTTTTCTAGCTCCTCTACAGTACTCGCATTGGCCAAATGCGGGACAATTTAACGCGGCATAGACTTACGCCTCTTAGGCAGCGTAAATAGCCGCTGTAAAGACCTATATCGGTTTCCCTACCGATAACATAAGCGTTCCGCGGTATTGAGCGGAAAGAGTCGGGAATTGATGCTGCAAGGTGTCTTATGACAGGACGACCAGATAAGCGAACATGGCAAAGCCAGAGCCTTACAGCAAACCGCCGTGTGGATATTTTTTCACTCGTCATACGCGATGGCATGGCTCCGCCGAAAGCGCTGTATGGACGACCTAAAAGTCATTGAGAAAATGAGATTGAGAAAGCCGAAAAAGCTTTCTCAATTTTTATTTTCCCCTTGACAAGGTCGTCCCACTCAAGCAATTCACCACCGAAAGTACAGGGAATTTTCGAGAGGAGAAAATTGTGAAATGCAGTCAAGATAAAAATATTAGTAAAAAACAAGAGAGGTTAAAAAAACTTATTTTTAGACTTTCTTACTTATACAAAATTCTTAACTCAATACACAAAATAGAAGTAGATGAAAGTTACATTATTACTGCACTCGGATTAAGAACATTAAGCAAGTATGACATACATGGGATTCATGCATTGCAACAACTTATAAGTAGCGGTTTAATGCCGAGACCATTTAAGAAACATGGAATACGCTACTGGAATACTGAAAATCTTATAAATCATTTGGAAGGAATCTTATGATCTACACTGTAAAAGAGCAACGTGAATATATGAAGCTTCTTGGTTCGCTTCCATCGTTAAATAAGCAGTTATCAATGTTGGCGTATTGCGAAGTAAAGCGTAACCAATCGGGGTATCATACTCATGTAAACAGAAGTGTAGCTCCAGTAAACTTAAATGCTCTTGATAAACTTGATGAGCTGGAAAGTTTAGAGCGTGAAATATTAAGTCAACTCGGCAGCAACAATTTAGCAATTGCACAGACTTCACCAATCATTACAGTGGTTAAAGCGCTTAAAGATAATGCAAAAGAAATAGTCTTATTGGCAAGCGCATCAATATCTTATGAACAGCTAAAAAATATTAGAGATAAAGTGCTAGCAGATACAAATCCAAAATTCTTAAAAACATTTGGATTATGCCCAAACTGCAGAAGACCATTGAGGTATGAAAGCACTAATGAATGTGTTACTTGCCAATCATGCAGATCAGTGACGAATAGCAATGAAGTTTTAAGTAATACGCGTAAAGAATTATCAAAGCTTACTTATGTTGGGAGTAGCAAGCAAGCATCGGAGTTTATGCATCGTGTACTAAATAAAAACATTCCAGCAGGAACACTTCGCAGGCTTCGTTCAACTGGTAGAATTCATACATCAGGTCAAGGTACTGTAGTTGTGTGGAACATAAGTGAAATATTAAATAAGACTCGCCAGAAGAATTATTAGACTTGACAAAGTGAACACCAATAATGATATAATCACACTGTGGTGTGAAGTGGCCGCAAAGAAGAAACCACCTCTCACACTAGAAAATAAAAGACGTTAAAGAAAGCCTCGTGGTTCATACCTCGGGGCTTTTTTGTAAGGTGCTTGCATATGCCACAGAAACCAAAGAGTAACCCACGCAGTAAGTATGGGAGCAGACGCAAAGCAATGCGCAAACGAGTGCTTGCTTACTATGACACTTGCTACTTGTGTGGCAAGCCAGTAGATAAAACTATTCCGACTCCAGATCCATTGAGTCCTGAAGTGGATGAGATAGTTCCAGTGAGTAGAGGCGGAAGCCCAACGGATTGGAATAACGTTCGACTTACACACAGGCAATGCAATCAGCTTAAGAAAGCACACACTGCAGCTTGGGCACAAGCAAGAATATATGAGAAAGAACACGGATTAGACACAGGCGTAGCGCCTGAAGCATGTTGCGACGCATACAATCAGAAAAACAGACACTCAAATTGGTAAACACGAGTAACGCAACACAAAACGTTTCAACCTTAGAGCATTTCGGCAGGGGGAGTAACCCCACGACTTTCCAAAGGAAACCAAGCCGGACAAAGGGCTAAAATCCCCCCACTAAATAGCCATTACGTTACAGCCAAATCGTTACACGGTGATTTTTTCACTACAAAAAGGAGCAAAAGTAGCCATGAAATGCAAAAATTGTGGTCGTTTTTTCAAAACAACAGGCCGCGGACGTGCTCCAATGTATTGCAGTGAGAAATGTAGAGTCGATGCGCATCGAAAAAAGAACCCAAAACCAACAAAATCAAAAAGACAAGAAGTACTTTTTGAAATTCCAGGCGAATCAAAACCAATAAAAACGACAATACCAACTGATGAATTAACAAAAGACGCATTCGATAGAATGTGTGACAGCAGACTTGAAGACGAGTTAAGATTCGCGCGCGACATTTTGCATGCAGCGCTTATAAGTCCAGATACGCCGCCAAGCGCATTGGCAAGCATGGCAAAACAGTACATAGAAATAACAGAAAAGCTAGCAGGCGTAGTCGATGACGAAAAAGAAAACGACGAAGACGTGGATTCGGAGGTAACTTTTGACGCAGTCTTTACTCCAGACCAAAGCTAGGCATTTTATATACCCAGATGGAATAGTTGCATCAGAATTCCCAGCATTACAAAAGAAAGCATTACGATACGGCGTAACCTTTGACCCATGGCAGTCTGAATTAGGCATGTACATATTAGGCAAACGCAGTAATGGCAAGTTTGCTGCAGGAGTGTCTGGCGTAGTAATGAGCTTGCCGCGCCAAGTTGGAAAAACGTATACGATCGGAATGATTGTAGTCTTTTTATGTTTAATGCACGAGAAAACCATTGCTGTTTGGACAGCGCATCACTCAAGAACAAGCGATGAGACTTTTCGCGACATGAAAGAACTGATAGAAAACAACAGAGGAATAGCAAGATTTGTAAAGGAAATCCGCAAAGCAAACGGTCAACAAGCGATTGAATTTACCAATGAATCACGAATCTTATTCGGGTCTCGTGAGCGAGGCTTTCGAGGATTACATGAAGTTTCCGTTATAGTTTTCGACGAAGCACAAATTTTAACAAATAGAGCACTTGATAACGCATTGCCAACATTAAATACAGCTTCAAATCCATTAGCTTTCTATATGGGGACGCCGCCGAGACCATGCGACCCTGGAGAAGTATTTAGAGATAAGCGCACAGCATTATTAAAAGGATCAGATAGAGATGGAATATATCTAGAATTTAGTGCAGACAGAAATTGCAATTTAGACGATAGAGAAGAATGGGCTAAAGCAAACCCATCTTATCCATCAAGAACAAGCGAACTGGCTATATTACGCTTACGAAGACAATTTTCTGAAGATTCATTCAGGCGCGAAGCTCTTGGAGTATGGGACGAACTCGCATTAGCAACATCCGCAATCAGCGATAAGCAATGGCAAGCAGCAACAATAAGCAATCGTATAGAAGGCGGCGTCAAAGCGTACGGCGTAGAGATTCCACCATCGCGAGACCGCTTAACATTGTCTGCATGCATGAAGTACCCCGACGGATACGCACACATTGAATTTTTAGAATCACATCCACTCACAGAAGGCACAGACTGGCTCATCGACTTCCTTGCAGAACGCAAACGCAACATGTTAGGAGTCGGAATAGACGCAGGAAGCGCAACAGGCATACTCTTACAAGATTTCGCAGACGCACATATCCCAACAATATCGCTAACAATGCGAGACGTAGGGCAAGCATGCGGAAGATTCATGGACATGCTAGCAGCTGGAAAACTTACGCATTTACCAGATGAAGATCAGCCAGCACTCGCAGCAGCAGTAAAAGGCGTGTCAACAAGACCTCTTGGCAAAAGCGGACTTTTTGCCTGGGGAAAGTTAGGTGATGACGTAGATACTACACCGCTCGTGTCTTGCACGATGGCATTACACGCAGCATTCGTGAGTAAACGACATCCTGGAAGAAAGCAGAGGCTATTAGTATGACGTTACAAGATTTTGAGAGCACAGGCTCGCAACTGTTGTCGTTTGGTAGCAAAATTGATGGCGTAGATGAAAAGGATATGCCAACTATTAAAAGGCTCTATGACACATGGCAGCAGCATTACGAAAGTAATCAAAAACGAACAAAATACTTTAACGCAGATGAGACGGTTAAAAACCTGAACATTTCCATTCCAGAAGATGTGGCTCGTAGAGTTAAAGCGGTTGTTGGTTGGAGTGCGAAAGCAGTAAGAGCATTAGCTGATTTAAGCGTTTACGACGGGTTGCAAATCAACGGTGACGATGTGCACAATATGCGCGCAATTGCAGAAGCGAACCAGTTCAGCGTGATTTTGCCACAAGCCATCATCAGCGCATACAAACATTCATGCAGTTTTTTGGCAATATATAAGGACGCTGATGCAGGTGGAGCAGTAAGAATCGTACCTAGAAGCGCACTCAATAGTTCTGCATTATGGGATATGGCACACCAAGAAGTAAAAGCCGCAATGACCATTACAGGAACAAATGAGAAAAACGAAATTAACCAAATAAGATTCTGGCTAAAAGGGTACTCATACGAAGTTAAAAAGGTTGAAGGCGCATGGAAAGCAACACTTGCTAAACAGTCTTATCAAGGCGTATGCGTGGTGCCAATTTGCTACGATCCACAGCTCGACAGGCCATTCGGACGAAGCCGAATAACAAGACCGCTTATGAGCTATACGGATATGGCAATTAGAACCTTCGTAAGAATGGAAGCAACTGCAGAGTTCTACAGCATTCCAAAGATATGGTTCTTAGGTCTTTCTGAAGATGCACAAAAGGCGCAATGGAGTAGCTACGTTAGTGCAGTTAACGGTGTAACAAAGGACGAGGACGGAGATACTCCAACCTTGCAACAGCTTACACAAGCAAGCATGACTCCACACTCGGAGATGCTGAAAACGATTGCACTCATGGTAGCTAGTGAAACAGGTTTGCCAGCATGCGATCTTGGTATTACAACATCAAATCCAACAAGCGCTGAAGCAATGAGTGTAGCAGAACGCAAATTGACGCGCGAAGCAGATAGGCAAAATCTGATTTTTAGCCAATCGATTATTAAAGCGCTCGGCATTGCGGTTTGCTTACAAAATGATGGAATGACAACAATTCCTCCAGATGTTTATGCTGCACAAGTTGCATGGAAACCAACACAAGAAGTAAGCATGGGAGCTAGAGGCGACTTCTTCCAAAAAGTTGCAGCAACATGCCCATCGTACGCAATGAACGAAATCGCATGGCGACAACTAGGGTTCAGCGACGCAGAAAGCAGAACCTTACTCAGCGAAGCACGAAAAACGCGCGCTCTTGAATCACTTAACAGTTTGCTAGGCAAGGAGACGACAATTGGTAACAAGGGAGGATACGAATCGTCTAGCAGCAGCCAACAAGAAGATAAGCGACTCAGCGCAACAGGCGGCACAGGAAGTACTGCAGAAAATAGCTAGTGCACCAACAGAAGCTGCTCGCATTGCTCTCATAGACGAACTGATTCCAGCAGTAGCGTCACAATATAGCGAACAAATTGCTATGGCGGCTGCTAAATGGTATGAAGAAGTTCGCGCAGACGCATTGCCTGACGTTGACGACGGTTTCGAAGTATCACTCGCACAAACTTATTCCAAGAAAGCAATCGTTGAAGAAATTCACGATCATATACTTTCAAACAGAGGCAAGTTTGATGAAGCAATCGTCGACGCAATGGATAGATGGGTTAAAATACCAGGGCGTGCAACAATCGCTGAAAATTGTAAACGAGACCCTAAAAAACCACGCTATGCACTCGTACCACAAGGCAAAACATGCGCTTTCTGCACAATGCTTGCGGGCCGTGGCTTTGTGTATAAGTCTGAAAAAACAGCTCATAAAATGCACAATCATTGCGATTGTGTAGCTTGCCCTGAGTGGAATGCAAATCCAAACAAAATTAGAGGCTATGACCCTGACGCTCTTAGCGACGAATGGGATAAAGCCAAAAAAATAGTTTGGGAGAAAAACAAAGCAGAAGCTCGTAAACGTGGTAAAGATGCTAGCGAAGTTTTTGAGCCAAGCATGAAAGAAATTCTTGCGCAGTTACGAAAAACGCCTGGACTTTGTTCTGACGGATGCAAGCCAGTTAAAAAGACAGGCGTTTTACATAGCCCTGACGAGAAAAAGATTCTAGCGCTTAGAGGACAAGAAAATGTTAGCGATAAAGAATGGGTAAAACGCCAAAAAGCTGTTGGTGTCGATACAAAAACTGATTCTCTATACCCTCACGAAATAGTGTTTCTTGAAAAATTCAAGAATGCTGGCAACAAGTTTACTTGGATACCGAGAGACAGATACGGCGACCCTACTAATGATTTTATTTGGGAAAATCATTCTGGAAGTGCAGTTAATGCTGAGCTTAAATCATTAACATCAACAAAGTATGCTACTGCATCTAACAGAATATCTAAAGCTGTTAATAGCGCAAAAGCTAAAAATGTTATAAAAAATGTATTTATCCTAGATTATGGAGAAAAACAACTATCCGCAAAAGAGCGTAAACATTTAGCTTTATACAACAAAAGAAAACCCGAATCATCCATAAAAGAATTATGGACTTACGAAGCAAATGAATTAAAGAAAATAGACCTAGAATGAAAATTGCGAGGGGTCCCCTCGACTAACAATCTGACGTAAACGGCAGCTGCGAGGCCCTCGCGTTACTTTCAGTATAGCATTATTTTTCAAAACATTCAACGCATCAAAGGATTTAACATGACATATCTTGCTAAAGCTGCACTATTCTGTGACCATTGCAAAGCTAAAGTCGAATGTGAACCCGAAGCAGAACCAACACTAGGATTTGACTTGAGGGAAGATTCTCCACTTAAAGGCTGGATAAATGTTGGGTTCAGTCACCACTTATGTGCTAATTGCGCAAAAGTCTATCTTGCTAAACGAGCAGAACTTGAACGAGAACTTAAAGAAGAATACTTAAACGATACTAACGAATTTACGCTATAAATTATAGCAATTATCAGATTTTAGCCACCTTGCAAAAGGTGGTTTTTTATTAACTAGCCCCGCATGGGGCTTTTTTTATTAAGGAGAAAAGTTGGAAAACACAACACAAGAGACAGAAACCGAAAAGGTCGAAGAACTCAACAATGCCGAAACTACTTCAGCGGAAGAAAAAACCGAGGAAGTGGACTACAAAGCGGAAGCTGAAAAATGGCGCGGCTTTGCGCGCAAATGGGAAGCCAGAGCCAAGAGTTCAGAACAAGCAGCTGAAAGGCTCAAAGCAGTAGAGGAATCTGAAGCAAAGCTGAAAGAAAAACTATCTGCTATTGAAACTCAGCGCAAGCACGATGACCTCACACAACTTGTTGCAAAAGAAACTGGCGTACCAGCTGCACTATTGCGCGGTTCAACAGAAAAAGAATTACGCGATCATGCAGAGGCAATTAAAGAGTTTTCCAAACCGCGAACAGACAGCATTCGCCTTAACGATGAGCCAGATGGCTTAAAAGTAGACGATACACTCGCGTTTGTTCGCAAACTTTTTTCTAACGATTAAACAAACCCTATGTAAGGAAGGTAAAAAATTATGGCAACTTTAACAACTAAAAACTTGATGCTCCCAGACCATTTGCTACAGGGAATTGTAAAAGGTGTAACTTCTGGCTCTACTGTTGCAGCATTATCTGCTGCAAAGCCAACACTTTTTGGTAGTTCTACGCTCGTTACTTTGGAGTCGAGACCTCGTGCAGAGTTCGTGGAAGAAGGCGCAGACAAAAGCTCAACTAACGTTACATTTGGTTCTGTACGTGTAACGCCTCATAAAACTCAGGTAACAATGCGCATCAGCGATGAAGTCGATTGGGCTGATGATGATTATCGACTCGGCATTATGAAAACTCTTGCCGAAGAAGGAGCAATCGCATTGGCACGCGCACTCGACTTTGGTTTACTCCATCGCGTAAATCCATTAACAGGCACGGTAACCGATTGGACGAATTACCTTACTTCTACAAAGAAAACCGTTGACGCCACTTCAAGCATCGACGCAGACATTGAAAAGGCAATTGGATTAGTTTTGACAGATGGCGAAGGAACGGACGTAAACGGTTTAGCTCTCTCCAAGCCAGCTGCTTACGCTCTTGCTACGGCTAAAGATAAGCAAGGTCATTTAATGTATCCAGAACTTGGATTCGGAACTGAAATGACTCAGTATAAGGGCATTAAGACAGCTGTGTCTACTACCGTAAACGGTCTTCCTGAAATGAAGCAGGACAGTGGCATTAAAGCTATTGTTGGTGACTTTGCTAATGGCGTGTATTGGGGCATTCAGCGTAAGTGCCCAGTAGATCTTATCCGATACGGTGACCCAGATGGCCAAGGAGACTTGAAGCGCAAAAATCAACTTGCTGTGCGCTTGGAAGTTCAGTACGCATGGTACGTATTCGCAGACCGTTTCGCTGTTGTTAAAGCACCAGCTGGATCAGCAGTGGTATCCCACTAACAGGAAGGCGCTGGCATGGAAGTGTTCGCAACGTTTGACGACGTAAAGGCGCGCTACCCAGCAGCCTCAACACGAAACCGTGAAACGGTAGAAACACTGATATCTGATGCGTCAGCTCTTATGCAAACCAGCGCGCCAAAACTCACAAACAACAAGCGACTACTTTGCTTCGTTTGTTGCAGCGTAGTAAGGCGCGCTCTTGCAGCAGCTGAAAACGTCGGCGACGGAATGACTGGAGTAACGCAAACGTCACAAACCGTGGGAGCTTTCTCACAGTCGTGGAGTTTTACGAATCCAGCTGGTGACTTGTATTTAACTCGCGCTGAAAAACGCTTAATACGAGGGCAAGGAGCGCAAACAGGCTTTCACGTGAACCTTATAGGAGATTCAGATGAAAGGTGAAACAGTAACCGTTCTTTTCCCAGTATTTAACGGCGTTGACGCGCTCAACAATCCTATAGAAGCAGCATCAAAAGAGGAGCAAGTAGAAAATGTGCTTGTTTCTCCAGGAAGCGGAGTATTTGCTAACGCAAACGCGGATAGCGAACTACAGCCATACGGCATAGAAGTGTCACGCATCTGCTACTTCCCTCGCTCATGGACTTACAAAAGCCTACGAGGAGCAAAAATTCGGATTCGAGGACGCGAATATTCAGTGTTAGGAGATCCAGAGCCACTAGACGGAGGTATGAGTCCAACTGCTTGGAATCTCGAAGTCGACGTAACAGACAAGGAAGGATAGCGTGAGTAAAAATAACGTTAAATTGAACTTTGACGGCTTCCTACAGCTGCGAAGATCAGCAGGACACACGGTAGTAGCAAAAGTAGCACAAGAAATTGCGTCAAATGCTACATCAATGGCAACAACCACAAAAAGCGGAATACATCCGAAATATGTGGCGTTGCCAGTAAAAGATACTAAACACGGTGCCGTTGCAATCGTTACAGCAGCAAGCAATCCTTCCAAAGAATGGCTGGCAACAATGCGATCAGAAGGACGACATCACTGGTTAGCAAAAGCTGTAGGAGCAGGTAAATGAAAACCATTGAAGAAACAGTTATCACTTACCTCAACACTGATGGACGCATTGACGGGTTTGAAGCGTCAGGGCTTGTGCCACAAAATGCAACAAGCTCAAGTAGCTTCATAACGGTGGAAAAAAATGGCACAAGTATAAGCGACAGAAAAAGAATTTACGCTCTTTCTGCATCAATTTATGCACCAAGCCAAATAAAAGCCGCAGAAGCTGCAGACGCTCTTGCTCTAACACTTATAGCAATGCCAGAGCATGTAGAAAACGTTGCAAGCGTAATCATCGATACAGTCACAATCTATCCAGACCCAGACACCCCATATCATCACCGATTCATGGTGAATTTCAGAATAAACACACCTTTATAAAGGAGATTTTTATGGTTAGAAATATTGCTGTAGCAAAACAATGCACAGGCGGAGTACTTTTCGTAGCACCAGCTGGTACACCGTTGCCTACAAATGCTATGGATAAGCTTAACGATGCTTTTAAGAACGTAGCAGACTTGAACGAAGATGGAATTACACGATCCACCGACGTTGACACCACTGATATCAACAATATGAGCGGCGAAAAAGCAGCATCATTCATCGCTTCCTACGAAGAAACATTCCAATTCGTAATGCTAGAAACCAATGCAGCTACACTCTCAGTACGATACGGAAAAGACCGCGTTAAGGCCAACGGTGACGAAGTAACTTCGTTCACCACAGGCATGCCAAAGAATGAACACGTTAGCATTATTGCCGAGATTCTTATGTCTGGCATGAACAAAAAACAGCGAACAGTGATTCCTGACGCAGTCCTTACGGACACAGGAGATTTGCAATATCATTCTGGCGACGCAATTACCTACGACGTAACATTCTCTACCTTCCCAGATAAGCAAGGCAATAACTCGTACAATTATTTTGCAGATTTGGGAGCATCGCAGCCAGCTAGCGGAGTATCTTCAGAGTCCAATCACAGCTGATAAATCTTGCTCACGTAGGGCTTTTATTCCTTTCACTTACGTGAGCAGCTCTTAACAAAAAAACGAAAGGAATTTTCATACTCTTACTCACTCTTAAAAAGGAATAAATATGACACAAGAGAAGAAAATTGTACCTAAAGATGAGCCAATTCTTGTATCCATCAAAGGCATAGAGCTTACAGTCGACCCACAAGTGCTAGATGATCTGGAGACGTTGGAGCTTCTTTCACAGTTAAACCCAGCAGATGATACAGAACCTAACGCTTTTGCACTTATTCCATTACTTAAACGACTTTTTGGAGAAAAGTACAAGCAAGTTAAAAATGCTTTACGAAATAAAGAAACAGGACGAATCACTATGGAAGAAGTATCCTCTTTTGTATCTGAATACTTGCGTAAAGTCTCCCCAAACTCCTCACGCTCGTAGAAATGCTACGCATCGCGCCAGACACTTTACGCGCGGACATTCAAAGATTCTACGGGCTTAACTTAGATGAAACAGGCGAGAGCATACGCGTTAGGCGAATGGCTGATTTAGCAGCAAATTTGCCAGATTATGCGCTTGTTTGGGGAAAAATCAATCCGCAAGCACAATGGAACGCAACGCGACAATTGCTTGCAAATATTGCAGATAATACAGCTTTTCTAGCATTTTGCAAAACAAAAGACGCAAGCAAAGGCAAAAAGTTCAGCAATACGATCAAACGACCAGGCTCGAAAACAAACAGTAACAGCACCACAATCAAAACAGGTCATGCGGAGAGTAGTGAAGAACTTTACGCTTTGCTTGGGATAGATAGAGAAAGAGACAAATAATGGCAAAAGGCGATACTGGCATTAATATTGCGCGCGCTTTCGTAGAAATTGTGCCATCTACAAAAGGCGTAGGTAAGGCTATTTGTGACGCTTTCAATAATGCCAATAATAGTGTTTCTCAAAAAGGTTCCGAATCTGGCAAAAAATATGCAGTTGGGTTCAATCAAAACGTTAGCAAAATTGGAAGCAATATTGCCCAAAAACTAACATCAGCTAACTCTACTGTTATACAAAAAGGCTCACAAGCAGGCACAGGATATGCAAGCAATTTTTCCCAAAAAGCAGCAGGAATAGGCGGCAAAATCCAGCAAGCACTCAACTCTATGGCATCTCACGCACAAAAAAGCGGCGAAAACGCAGGCAGCGGCTTTGCTAAAGGGTTTAGCTTAAAAATGGGCATGATTAGCGGCATAGCGCAATCCATTACCAGTAAAATTATTGGAGCTTTTGGCGGTATCACTAGCGAAATCATGAGCGCGTCCGACTCTGCACAAAAGTTTGGCGCAACATTGCAATTCGCAGGAGTAAGCAATAAGCAGATTAAAGAGCTTACCAAATCAACACAAACATACGCAGATAAAACTGTGTACGATCTCGAAGATATACGCTCAACTACAGCACAGCTTGCATCAAACGGCGTAGCAAATTACGACAAGCTAGCTGAGGCCGCTGGTAACTTGAACGCAATCGCAGGCGGCAATAAGGATACCTTTAAGTCTGTCGCAATGGTACTCACACAAACTGCTGGTGCTGGAAAACTCACCGCGGATAACTGGCGGCAGCTTTCTCAGGCAATACCAGGCGCATCTGGCAAGATTCAGGAACAGCTTAAGAAAAACGGTGTATACACCGGTAATTTTGCAGACGCGATGCGCCAAGGCAAGATTACCAGCGAGGCCTTTAATAAAGCTTTGCTTGACTTAGGGTTCAACGATGTTGCCGTAAAAGCTGCGCAAAGCACAGTAACAATCGAAGGTGCATGGGGAAATCTGCAAGCGTCCGTTGTAAAAGCTGGAATGGTAATCTTTGACTCAATCAAAGGACCAACAACTCAAGCAATGAGCGCAATTGCAGATGCAATCGGGAACCTAACCAACTCGATGCAAGCACCATTGTCAGCAGCTATTAGTGGAGTTATTGACTGGTTTGGAAAACTCTTTGCAGCAATGCAAAACGTTGGAGTATTCGAGTCTTTTAAAGCAATATGGCAATCATTGTGCGACATCTTCAAAGAAGTATTCAGCATTGCTGGAGGATGGGGGGCGCTATTCCCTCCAGAGTCGTTATCTGCAGCCTTAAAGGGAGTTCTCGACGCATTAAATGGTGCCTTGCAAGTAGTTAAATTCTTGACGCCTGCTTTATCCCCGCTTATTGCAGCATGGGCAGGATATGCAATTGCCGTAAAAGCCGCACAAATTGCCACATCAGGGTGGTCCAGCGTTACAAAAATAGCCGCAGCAGCACAAGCAGCTTTTAACGTTGTAATGAGCATGAACCCTATAGGAGCAGTAGTACTCGCATTAGCAGCACTTACTGGCGTTTTAGTTTGGTTCTTCACGCAAACAGAAACAGGGAAAAAAGTCTGGCAAGCACTATGTGAAGGATTCTCGCAATTTATTAGTGGCGTTGGGTCAGCATTAGGCACCGTGTGGAACGGGATCATAAGCGGATTCCAAGGGTTCATCAATATATGCTCAAACGTTTGCAAAGCAGTGCAAGGAGTAACACAAAGCATTGCAGAGACATTAGGCCCTATATTTTCTACTGTATTAGGTGCTATTGGAGCTGCTTTTGGCCAATTCGTTCAGATAATTGGAGCTGCTTTTGGCCAATTCGTTCAGATAATTGGAGTCGCATTCGACGCTCTCCCTGCTCTTTTCAGTAAGATTGGCGAAGCTTTGCAAAGCTTATGGGATAAGATATCAAGCACTGTTGGACCACTTTTTGAGCAACTTGCCAAAATAATTGGTCCTACTTTTTCTGAATTCCCTGCTCTTTTCAGTCAGCTTGGCGAAGCGTTGCAAGATCTATGGAATATATTTTCTACTGTATTAGGTGCTATTGGAGCTGCTTTTATTCAACTCGCTCAGATAATTGGAGTTGCGTTCATTGCTCTCCCAGTTCTTTTCAGCCAGCTTGGAGCAATATTACAGGGAGTGTGGAATATAGTGTCAAACGTTGCAAAAGCGCTCGGCACTGCGCTTTTGCAAGCTGTTCAAGCAGTATGGAATTTCTTGCAGCCGGTATTCCCTGCGCTTTTGCAAGCTGTTCAAGCAGTATGGAATTTCTTGCAGCCGGTATTCTCTGCAGTTGGACAAGCAATACAACTTGTATGGCAAGCCCTCCAGCCGTTAATAAACGCTATAGGAACATTAATACCTACAGCAATAAACATAATGACACCACTACTACAAGGAGCTTTTTCTATAATTTGCACAGTATTTCAGACTCTTGGCAACATAATTGCAGCTGTATTAATGCCAGCTTTTAATGCGATTATTCCAATCGTTTGCGCTGTTGCACAAACGGTAGGAGGAGTCTTACTTGCTGCATTCCAAGCAATTGTAGGAGTAATACAGGGAGTCATTCAAGTATTTACTGGAATTATTCAATTTATAGCCGGAGTATTTACGGGCAATTGGAACAAATGCTGGCGGGGTATTCAAAATATTTTTGGCGGTATTTGGACTGCGATAAAAAGCATCGTAACTGGCGTTTGGAATGCTATAAGTTCTTTAATTCAAGGAGGGTTACAAGTACTTCAAACCGTCTGGAACACAGTATGGAACGCCATTAAAGGCATTGGAGAAGCAGTTTGGAATGGAATAAAAGCGATTATACAGACTACTCTTAATACAATTAGCAACGTTTGGAACGCTTGCTGGAATGGTGTAAAAAGTTATTTCGGCACCATTTGGGATGGCATAAAAAACGGTGCCAAAGCTGGTATTGACGCAGTATTCCGCTTTGTTACTGGTTTGAAAGATAGAATACTTGGATTCTTCAGCAGCGCTGGCCAATGGCTTTTGAATGCTGGCCGCGCGATTCTTGATGGTCTTCTTGCTGGCTTACGCCACGCGTGGCAGAGTGTTTGCAACTTCGTTGGCGGCATCGGCTCGTGGATTGCTAAACACAAGGGGCCAATCTCTTACGATAAGAAGCTGCTTATTCCAGCTGGCAACGCGATTATGCAAGGCTTCAGCAAGGGGCTTGGTGACTCGTGGCAGGACGTGCAAAAGCAGGTCGCTGGATTCACTAAACAGTCTGGAAATTGGTTCAACGATTCTAATGCTATTCGTCTGAAAACTACTGTTGTGCCGCCTGATGAAGGTTGGAATGCTCAACAAAATCAGATAGCAAAAGTTGCAGCAAATTATGAAGTCGACGCATCAAGAACAGGCTTAACAAAGCAGGATCTATACGACGCGTTCGACGGAGTAATGAGCCAAGGCATAGCGCTAAAACTGAACGGTCGCGGCGGAGAAGTTATGGCTGGAATACTCGCAAAGCCAATGAACAATGAGCTAAACAAAATGGCAACACTAGGAAGATAAAAGAAGGGAACAATAATGCTGGAATGTAGAATCAACAAAATCCCACTCGACGAATGGGGGCTGAATCTCGAAAAAAAGGGAATCAGCATAGAAGTACCAAAACCAACTACTTCCAGCATTACAGTTCCTGGACTTAATGGCGTACTAGATACAACAGTAGAAGACGATACACACACAGCGTTTCTACAAAAACGTGCAATCACCTTAAGCCTCTACGCTTTAGGCGATTTAGCCACAGTAAACGCTCTTTTTGAACATATCGCCAAAGAAATTCATGGAAAGAACGGAAGCCTACAAACAAGCGACTCAAACGGAGAATATCGCGGACGATGGAGCATATCAAACTGGAATACAATACGAAACTGGCAAGATTCATTCCACTGTGCACTACTGCTAGAACTATCACTCGATGCAGATCCATACGTTTATGGCAAAAAGCACACATTCAGGCTGCATGAAGGTGAAAACCACGTGGCAATATCAGGTAGCAGTCCAGTGTGGCCGCAATTCTCGCTCTCCCTTGACACAGGCTCAGCATCAATATCTAGGCAAGATGGCAAAACTCTTACCTTTAGCACAGGCTCACACATGAATGGAGTACTGACAATCAACGCGAATCCGCAAAGCAGAAATTGCAGGATCAACAACAATGTTATTCTTCCAACAATTGATTCCGACTACTTCACGCTGCTACCAGGAGCAAACACAATCACATGTACAGGCTGCAGCGGAACGCTCGAAGCAACACCATTAACTTTAATGTAAAGGAGCATCAATGCGATTTGCTCACGTAAGCTACGACGGCATATTAAAGCCAGATATTACATCTATTATTAAAGCGGTAAGCACATGCGCAGTAGACGGCACAGATACTCTTGATATTACGACGCTTGATGGTGGTATGGAGAAAAATGACCGCTTGCTTTACTTAGATGGCAAAGACTTGTGGCATGAGGATATTGTACAAAGCGTTGAAACACAGCGCGACGAAGGCAAGCCAATTACTACAGCGTATTGTGTGAATTCTATTGCAGAACTTGGAAGCGTATACATACTAGACAAACGAGGGCGAAAAACAACCGCACCAGAGCGCGCGAAAGTAGCATTAGAAGGCACGGGATGGAACGTTGGCACTGTAGATAACGGCACCATACGCCATTACGCTGATCTAAACTTCTACCATCAAAGTGTTCTAAAATCTTTACAAGACATTGCAAAAGTATACGGGCTTGAGATTGAAACTAGCATAAGCGTTGAGAATGGTAAGGTTACGGCTCGTACTGTAAACCTATTGGAGCAGCGTGGTAATAAGAATGCTGAAAGGCGATTCGAATACGGTTGCGACTTAAAGAGCGTTAAGCGAACTCTTATGGCTGAGCAGGTTATAACACGCCTTTACGCTTGGGGTAAAGGCGAGGAGAAAACAGACGATGATGGTAACGCTACTGGCGGATACTCAAGGCGCATTGGGCTTAAAGAAGTAAACAACGGCAAACCGTACCTTGATAATATTGAGGCTCAACAGTATTGGGGAGTGCTTGAAGGCGATGCGGTTTTTGACGATTGCGATGACCGTAATGAGCTTTTAAAGCTTGCTAAGGCGCGACTGGCTCAAGTGTCGAAGCCTCAAGTAGCTTACGAAGCGGACGTGGTAAATCTTGGTCGCGCTGGTTTTGATGCGCATGGCGTAAGCGTTGGCGACTCCGTGCAGATTGTTGACACGACTTTTACGCCGCCTATTCGCGTGGAAGGGCGTGTGCTGAAAATAGAGGAAGATTTGCTTGACTCGGTTGATGCTACGCGTATTACGCTCGGTAATATTAGTGAGTCGTATACGCAGAAGCGTCATGCAATGCAACAGAAGCTTAATGCGCTTATCGCTCAGTCTGATGAGTGGAATGCTGTCGCAGATGGCAACGGCTTGTATGTTCGAGATCTTATTGGGCGCATGAATGAAATTCTCAATGCGCGTGGCGGTTACACGTATTTCACGCCTAACGCAGGTTTGTACGTGTATAACAAAAACAAGGATAAAAATCCTACTACTGTGACTCAGATTAGTGGCGGATTTTGGCGCATCGCAGATTCCAAAAAATCTAATGGTGACTGGGACTGGAAGAATGTTTGCGACGGGCACGGACTTTTTGCGAACCGTATTTACACTGGTATTTTGAGTGACGCTCAGGGGCGCAATTTTTGGAATCTTGATACTGGTGAGTTCTCATTGCAGGCGGCGGCGAAGATTGGTGGTAAGACAGTTCAGCAGATTGTTAACGATAGCGCGGATGGTGTTATAAGCAAAATGAACGAGTCGCTAACGCAGGAGGCTATTTTTAACAAACTTACCAACAATGGCGAGACGCAGGGCATTTATTTGAGCGGCGGCCACGTGTATTTAAACGCGTCTTACATGCGTACTGGCTATCTTAGCGCGGACATGATTAAGACCGGTAATTTAGACGCGAATTTGATTCGCGCTGGCCGTATTCAGGATTACGCAAACTCTAACTGGTGGGACCTGACGAACTCAAGTATTCATGTGTCGCGTGGTGAAATTGGTGGCATGACTATTAATAATGGAATGATTTACAACGATCACATGGCTTTGATGACTGATGGTATTCATTTTTCCACGTCTGCAGGTAACAGTTTTGGGCACATTGGATATCGCGCTGGTTATTCAGGTGAGGCGACTATGGCGTTTGAAGCGGACGACTGGCATACATCCCTTAGCTGGTGGTGTGGAGGTCAGATGCGTATGCTTCTTAACAATGACGGTATAGGCGCGTCGCCTACACCAGGTTTCACCATTTTTGGTAACCTTTCGCTTTCGAATCGAAGCCTCACGAACGCGGTTATTGACAAAACGTGTCGCGTTTCTGGCGGCGGTGTGTTCATGCCTGTGCGTGAATATTACTTGCCTTTTGAGATTAATCAACAGACAGGCGTGGTGTTGCAATGGCAGCCTGTTCGTTTTGGCTTTAGTCATGGTTTTGTTACTACTGAGGATTGGGGGTATTAAAAATGACCGATGAGAAAAAATATGTTATTCCGCCTTTTCCTGAGATGCCGAAGAGTCCGCCTTGCCCGCCGCCTGAAAGAGCGCACTTGAAGGCTGACAATACGCAGCAACAGATTTTACTGAAGCTTGACGCGATTATGCAAGCTTTAGGAATCAAAAATATTAATGGACATAACGGAGAGGAGTCTTCTGATGGAAGATGAGAATACTATCACTTTAACTAATCTACAACTTATGATCGCGAATCTTAGTTTGGATAATGCGAAGCTGCAGGCGCGCAACAGCGTGCTTTCTAAGAGAGTGCAGGAGCTTGAGGCGGCTGCTAATAGTAAGGGTGAAAAACATGAGTGATTTTCAGAATGTTACGCGGAGCGTTATCCAACTTGATTATGCGAACGCGTTTATTCCTGATGTTCGGTTGAACGGTGGGGATGAGAACGGACGCATTATTCGCGTGCAGCTTCTTGAGAATGGTGTCCCAGTTGATGACTCAACTGTTGAAGTGTTCCTATGCTGGAATAAGCAGCCGGGGGTTCTTATTGGTGACCGTGTGAAAATGGAAGCGAAGGACTCGGATGATGGCCGCATTTGGCAGGTTACGGTTCCGGTTGCTGCATGCCGCATGCCGGGCACGATGACTCTTGGTTTTGAAGTGAAGCGTGAGAACACTGTTGTGTGTTCTCGCTCGTTTACTGCTATTGTTGAGCGCCCGGTATTTGATGCCGGTTCTTCTGAAGGTAAGTCGTATCGTCAGGAGCTTGAGGATGCGGCACAGGGAGCTGTTGAGGCTACGAGTAAGGCTAACGCGTTGAGTGAAAAATTCACGCACCTTGTTGAGCAGAGCGAGCAGGTTGCAAAGAACGCTCAAGCAGCTGTTGAGGCTGCTAATCAAGCTGCGCAAAAGACTGAGAGTGTTTGTAGTGCGGCTAGCGATGCAGCAGGTAAAGCGTCACAGGCGGCACAAGACGCGCAGAGTGCGATTGGCCGTGTTAACGAGGCTGTTCAACAGTGTGATTCTAGCAAGCAGACTGCTGATCAAGCCGCTAAGCGTGCTGACGATGCTGTGAGTAGCATGAAGCAGACTGTGCAGGACGCGGCAAGCGACGCGGCCAGTAAAGTTCAGCAGGCGGTTGAGCGCGCGAATAGTGCGGCACAGCAAGCGGACTCGGTGCGTGAGAAAACAGAGGCTGCTAACAAGCAAACTGAAACTGATTTAGCAGCATTAAAGGAAGAAGTTGTTAAAGCTCAGCGTGCTGGCTTTAGTGCGTCGGCTAGCGCTCAAAAGTGCGATGAGGCTGCACAAGCTTATAGGAACGTGTCTGGTGAGGTGGCTCAGGCTAAGCAGACTAGCGAACAAGCTGTAGAAGCGGCTAATCAGGCGCTCCACACGGCTCAAGAGTCTGCTACGGCTGTGGCTCAAGCTCAAAGTGTTCTTGACCAAGTCAAGACGGCTGGAGAAACAGCCGCTAAGGTTGTTGGCGCTGTTGAAGAGCTTAAGCAGACTAAAGAGGCTGCACTCGAAGCTACTCGTACCGCTAACGCTCAAGCGGCGGCAGCTGGAGAGGCGGCAGGGAAAGCCAATAATGCTACTAGCACGGCGAATAGTGCGGCACAAGCGGCTACTGAGGCGGCTGGTAAGGTTACTCAGGCTTTGCAAGAGTCTGAAACACGGTTGAAGGCTGTTGAGCAGACGGCGGCTGACGCTAAGAGCACGGTCGGTACAGCGAACAGTACGGCGGATGCTGCACGTAATACGGCTGAACAGGCTCAAAGCAAGGCAAACGATGCGGCTAATGCGGCACAGCGTGCTCAAAGTACAGCAAACTCGGCTGTTGAGCAAGCTGACAATAATAGAAATAAGATAGCGTCAATGGATAATGCGTTAACAGCGTGCCGTGAAGGTAAATACTTGCGTGCGGGCGCTGGTGTTGAATTTATTAGTCAAAACAATCCGATGGACGGTATTACTATTTCTACAAAATCACAGATTTATACTCTTACTGTTACAGCTGATGAGTTTAAAGAGAACATAGCAAACATTCCAATTTCTGACTCAATCGTTGGTACGCATCGCGTGCGGACTATCTCTTTAAAACCAAAATCTCAGAATGAAGTGAAATTGTATGCTGAAGCATCTCCTATTTTCTTGGATTCTGATGACGATCCAAGCATTAAAGGAGATTTGAGAATAATTGTCAGGAAGCCAACGGATTTGAAGTTTACTGTTTTTGAGCAGGAGGTTAAGCAATGACGGTGATTCAGCCTATTTTCTATGGCGGTAGTGGTAGCGGTGACGTGAAGTTGAAAGCGTTGAAGCCACAGTATAATTCTGTGACTTTAGCTAAGAATCAGAGTATTGATTTTACGGTCACGCCTGAGTTGGATTTGAGCAAGCTGGACTTGTATAGTGTGTCTTGTGATGATCCGCGTGTGATTATTGAGCGTCGTGACGGTGATAAGTGGCATGTAGGAATGCCTGATGAGAAGATTCCCAATACTACTATTACTCAATTGCATTTACGCGCGAATGATGATAGTGGCGTGAACGTGGACGTACCGATTACTTTACAGGCTGGTTTGACTGAGAGCGAGGCTCGAGGCTGGTTTGAATCGCATAGGTCCTCTAAGCAGCTTACGCCTAGTTTTGAGCCGTTGCCTGGCTGGAAGCCATTCAAGAACTATGCGTCGGGTGCAGAGATTATTGCGCGCGCTATTCGTGACGGTAAGCGTTACATGGTGAATGTTGGCGATTATTTCGACGAAACTGTGAATGGTACGACTTACCGTTGGACTATTGTCGAGTTTAATCACTACGGACGCAATGAGGCGCTTATGGTGCCAGATAAGCTGATACCAGGCGATGGTACATTTGGCAGCAATAATACCTATAGTGGCTCTAATTTGGAGAGTAGGTTTAACGATTTTTATAATTCAATGCCAGCGTCATTGAAGTCTTATGTACTCGTGATGACGTTACCATGGACGGATTCTAACGGATCACAAAGCGCTGTTGTTGAGCGCGTGTTCCCACCGTCTGAGATTGAAGCTTTTGGCACAAAGCATTACTCTAAAGAGTCTTCTAACTCTTACAGAAAATGGGCTTGCTTTACCGATGATGGTAGTCGAGTACGCTCCAATAGAGCTTATTGGCTCCGTAGCACGTGCGCTGACGACTCGTCGTACGTGCCTGTTGTCTACGATGACGGCTCGAACTACTACTACAACAGTAACGGCTCGTACGGCGCGTGCCCGTGCTTCTGTATCGCGTAGCCGTTAGGATACGCGCATCTATTAATCTTGGGGTCGCCTCTGTGCGACCCCAAATTATATATGAAGAAAGACATTGAATTGAGTAAAATTTACGCAAGGCAAAGAACAGAAACCCTCACAGGGTATGTGGTGTTAGCTAGTAAAATCCGCATAGAGGTATTGAAATTAATCAAGCGTGAAACAGTGCTGCCAAAATCATTGCGCTTTCTAGTAGGCAAAGACATTACAGGGCACGCTGAAAGCTTGGAGCGCGAGGCTGAGCACGCTTACGCATGGTATCCATCCGATGAAATGCGATTAGCAGAACGCAAAAAGCATTTAATAGAAGCAAGTGCATCATGCATCGATTTAGAGCATGATATGCAGATGCTTTTCCAACTAGGGACCGTGAAGCGTGGAATGGACGCGCTGCAACCTTTGCTTGATCTACTTGAGCAAGAGCGCACGATGCTCGCATCACAATTAAGCCACGCTAAAACAGTAAAACAAAAATAAAATTCTTTGGGAATTAAACCACTGTTACGTACGCTGACGACTCGTCGAACGTGCCTGTTGTCAACGATGACGGCTCGAACAACTACAACAACAGTAACAGCTCGTACGGCGCGTGCCCGTGATTTTGCATAACGCTAGACCTACTAACACATTAAGTGCGAACGCAATGCAATGCAGAAGGGGTTTAATCTCCATCGCTATCAAGCGTAAAAAAGTGTCTGATAAGATGCAGCGGACGCCAAAAAGTGCATGGCAATCGCACTCGCTTACCACGATTGTTTCATGCTGTATTCTCAAGCTGCTATGGAAGTCGCCTTGCACCCCGATAGCGTGTCGCGTTGGGCTTTAGGAGCAGCATCAGACACCAACTCTACTCTTTTATATAAAGGACTACATATGAGTATTAAGCGCGTTGAAGCACGACATAAGCGCAGGCAAGCCAAAAGGCAACGCAATCGTGCTGAGCAAACCAGAACAGCCACGTTCGAGAATACAAGCAGCTTACAGTCGCTTACTGATGCAGCTTATGAGGCTTGTAAAACAATCAAGTGGAAGAATAGCGTTCAACAGTATATGAACAGTGCGATGCTCAATACTCTACGTGCGCACAAGCTGATGGTTAGCGGCGGCAAAATAACAGGTCGGCGTAAATGTTTCACGATAATGGAGCGTGGCAAAGTTCGACACATTCAATCTAGTGCTTTCTGGGAGAAAGTAATACAGAAAAGTATTGCAAGAAACGTTTTAATACCTTGCTATACGCGCTCGTATACTCACGGCAATAGCGCAAACCAACGCGGTAGAGGCGAAATGTATGCGATAAAACTACTACGCAAACAGCTCGCACGACACTACAGGAAGCACGGTTCGCAAGGCTGGATACTGTTGTGCGACTACTCGAATTATTTTGCGTCAATTCCGCGCGAGAAAGTCTTACAGCAAGCCTCTGAGCGAATACAAGATGCTCGTATCATGCCATGGCTAGAGCAGCTCATGAACGCAGAGTGCGATAGTGGCCTTGGTTTAGGCGCTGAAACCAACCAGCAATTGGCCGTAGGATACGTATCACGCATAGACCATTGGATAGAAGAGTGCTCAGGTTGTGAGGCAACCGGACGCTACATGGACGACCTATACGTTATCGACTCGGATCTGCTTAAACTACGCTCGACGCTAGATGAGATTAAAGAGATGAGCGCCGAACTAGGCTTAACACTTAATTCAACAAAAACGTATATTACGTCATTACATCATGGCTTTACGTTGCTTAAAAAGAAATGGTATTACACGCAAACTGGACGGATAATAACGCGTCCGATACCGAAGACAATTAAGCGAATGAGACGCCATTTGCGTGCATTGACGCGGCTTGCAGACCGTGGCGAAATCAGCTGGAAGCAAATAACAGCCATGTATCATTCATGGCGCGGAACACTTAAGCACTATAACGCTTGGAGAACAATTCAAAGCATGGACGCTTATTATAAGCAGCTCAAAGCGAAAAATAAGACACTTTAGGACAGCATAGGATAAATAGGAAAACAAAAAGGTACTTTCAATAGTGTTTTGGGTACTTTGGGTACTAATTAAGGTACTAATTTCAGAAAGTTCAGTAAAAGTACGGTAAGAGTCCAATAAGGTTAAAACGCAAAAAGTATGATACGCACGATTAACTCACGATTAATCAAAGTAAAAACCGCATAAAATCAACGTTCAGTAGAATTTTTCGAACGATTAGCACACGATTAGATTTTGAACTTGTTCGGAAATCCCGAACAACTCAACTTTTAAGCCACGCAAACAGCGTGGCTTTTTTAATATAAGGAGGAAGAATATGGCATTAAACGGCATTGACATATCGTGGTATCAGCGCGGCATTAATATTGCCGCAGTACCAGCTGATTTTGTCATCGTTAAAGCCACGGAAGGCACATGGTATACAAATCCGTGTTTCCGCGAACAAGCCGACGCGACGCTAAACAGCGGCAAACTGTTGGGAATCTACCACTATATTAGTGGCGGCAACTGGCAAGCCGAAGCAGAATACTTTGTAAATACTGTAAAAGACTATGTTGGTCGCGCCGTGCTCGCACTAGATTTTGAAAGCGGCAACAATAGTGCTTATGGTGATACGGCATACTTGCAACAGTGCGCTCAAACAGTCTACAACCTTACAGGCGTGAGAACTCTTCTTTACGGTGGTCAGCGAGACTATGAGAGACTCGCAGTCGTTAGCAAAGCAACAAATTGCGGCTTGTGGATAGCACAATACGCGAATAATAATCACACTGGATACCAAGATTCGCCTTGGAATGAAGACGCTTATAGTTGCGCAATACGCCAATACTCTAGTGCTGGAGCATTGCCAAACTACGGTGGCAATCTTGACCTTGATAAGTTCTACGGAGACCGCGCCGCATGGGAATCATACGCAAAAAGCGATAGGCAGCAGTCACAAGAAGAGCAGCCAATGCCAGCCATATCTGAGATCACACACGACGAAGACATTAGCACTGTTTACGTGCACATTCCATGGAGCGTGCAGCAGGATATCAGAATGACTGTTGTGCGAGTCGGGAATATTGTGACCGTAAATGGTTGCGGAGGCATGAGCGCTGGAGACGCGCAATGGGCAAAGGCGAACGAGTACATACCAGAAGGCTTCAGACCTACCTCGCTCGCAGCGATCACACTAACTGGAGGGCGCGCAGCATTGCTAGTACAGCCAGACGGCTCGATTTACTACGACGGCGATGCGCGCAACTGTACTACACACCTTAGCGGCGCATGGATAACAAAAGACAATCAACCAGAATAAAAAGACAATAAGGAGAAAAAATATGAATGATATAGAAATATATTTCCTCGAGATTGCAGGCGGAGTAGTGCTGTTCGATTTTATCAGCGGATTTGCGAAAGCACTCTACACTCACAGCGTAGCTAGCAGCAAAATGCGCGATGGGCTGTTCCATAAGTTTGCGTACGTACTGGTCGTTGCTATTTGTATCCTGTTTGACTATGCACAAGCTAAAGTTAATCTCGGGACTCACGTTCCACTTGTGTCAATTGCGTGCGGATATATTATTCTTACAGATACTGTTAGCTTCTTCGAGAATCTCACAGCATTCAACTTGCAGATTGCGAACATGCGAGTTGTAAAAGTCATTTTATCTGTACTTGCTTGTGTAAAAAATTACATTGACGGACAGGCAGACGACGCTATTAATAATGGCAAGCACGCGGCGTTGACTGAGGCTGATATTGAGCTGGATGGACGCGGCAAGCCAACAGACGTCACGCCTACTGAAAATAAGTAGTGTGCGATATGCTTAAAGTATTCTCTAAAGATGTATTACATTGAGAATTAGCGCAGTCGACTATTGTTACCCCTCGCTCCATGCGGGGGGTAATTTTTTATATGAACTTTTCCTCCAAAAACCTAAGCAAGCCGTTAAGGTTTTTCTTTGTGTTATAAGAAAAGTATGCAAGAGACTTTAGCGCATAAGGCACGCGATTAAACGTGTCTATGTTTTTCATGATGTTTCGTTTTCTAAGCTCGCTCATAACCATTGTGTGAGCATTGAGAATAGGAATTTGGCGAAACAGATCCAAACAAGCGTTATAGTAAAAAACTGGCTTAGCGGCTGGCAGTGCATTAAAGTACTGTTTTAATATGTTTTCATACTCTGTTTTACGCAGTAGCTTAAAAAGCGCAACATGCTCAAGTTTTGAATTATCTTCGACAGGTTCTTTGTGCATCTTTTCGCTTATATGGTTTTGACCGTCAAGTACATAAATTCCTACAGGAGTATTAGCAAGAGCTTTTACGGCGTTTTGATACTTGTTTTCAGATGTTACTACGCACACGCGGTTGAAGGCCTTAAAATAGTTGTTAAGCTGAGTATTCAGACGCTCGAAAGTATCAAGTTCCGTTTTTATCTCATAAACAGTAGCGTGTTCGTTGATGATAATAAAGTCGGCTCTTGATTTGCTGATAGGTAGCTGCGTTAACGCAGTTTGCTGTGTATTGTCTTTGTTTCTAAGTAAGAGCATGTTTAACAGAGTATTCTGATAAACATATTCGCATCTATGCGTATTTGCCATAAGGTTGTAAATCTCGCTTATTATCTCGCTATTAGTTTTCTCTTTAGCATCTTGTACAAAGCGATTTACAACCGTCTTATAACATTGATTCTGAGATGCTAAAACTCGAGGTGTGAAGAAATGATTAAGTATAAGCTCGTTTCCCATCAAATATATAATTCTACTCTTAACTACTGAGGAATTTTCTGCAATATTTGATAGAATTCAAACACGATAACAAACGTGAAAGATGTTCTAATATTTGCCGCAAAAATACAAGATAAGGCGATATTGAGCGCATTGGTACTAAAACGTTATTCTATGAAACTCTTAGAAAAATAAGGCATTAGCGGCTGTTAAATGCTAATTCCCCGCGACTCCACAAACGCAAAAACGCCACTGCTAAAACAGTGGCGTTTTTTGTAACAAAACCCAACGTTTCCAATGCCTTTAGCATAAAACAGTGGGCGTTATTTACCGCTTGCACACAAGTATGTACGATATGTGATATAGCACATACAACAAACGGAAATAATCAGAGCAAAAGCTCTAGGTATAAGCTCTAGAGCTTTTTGATTTTCCTATGCATACTTATTTGCGACGTATGTTTTGACCTATACCACTTATTTATTTTTATTTTTATCATTAATATCATTGTTTATGTAGTCAACAAAATGTCGTGCTGTAATACGAACAATGTTTTCATCAAAATAAATTTTATTATTTTTAAGCCCATTCAATATGCTTAATTTTTCTCTTAAAATTTTTTCAGCCCGTCTTATTCTTCTAACTTTTTCATCTTGATTATATTGATTAAATTTTTCAATTTGTTCAGAAATTATATCTTGTATGTCTTTTTGTAGTTCTTCATCATCTTTTCTAAATTTTTTGCTTCGTGTTGTTCGTGAATTCGTATTAATTACTGGATGTTTTACGTAATAATCATGAATAATTTTCTTAGATATTTCTACTTCATTAGCCTTATTTGGTAATATCCCTCTGCGTGCATCAATCCATGGCATCTCACTGCGGGCGCGATTTTCTAGTTCTTCAATACTAAAATCAATTAAAGCGTCGCAAACGTTATAGATAGTGAGTAAATTAGAATAAGTAAGATGATTTTTAAGTTCATAAGGTCCTAGAACAATATCTTTACATTCTATAAAAACATCATTAATTCTGTGCATTTTAAATAAATCTAGGCATACTGGACCGTTGCGCCAAGCCTGAAAATTGTTATAGAACAAAGGAGAATTAGTGGATGCTAGGTTATAAGCTTGGCAATAGTAAGAAAGTAATTGTAAGCGATTAATATTCATTTTCCCATAACGTTTTAAAATCGCATATGCTACATGAGAAATAGTAATCATATCTATTCTCCATCGGTGCAGAAAAGACAACAAAATGATTAACGTAAAACCAAATAGAATCCTTTTATAAATCACGTTGAACGAATAATTTTAGTTGTAAAATGCACGAACACGTGTAAACAATAAAAATCATTCGGTTTTAAGTTAGCGAAAACGGTACCATATAAAATAAAACACATCAACAATAGCGCGTGTCGTGCTCAATGGGGATTGTAATACAGTGTGGTAATCAACTATTGCTTTGGTGTTGAAGCAAAATCTCTTACTACTTTTATTGACTTCTATGTATGTTTGATTGTGTAAATTTGTAGAAAAGATTCTTCTTTAAGGTTGATTTTAGTTCGTTTAATATGATTATTAGGAGCGCATTGTGTGCAAACCGCCGAAAGTGATTTCGATTGTAGGTCCAACAGCATCTGGCAAAACGAGTCTTGGTATTGCAATTGCAAAGAAATTTGCTGAACGTGGTGTAAAAGCGGAGATTATAAACGCAGACGCATATCAAATGTACCGTTATATGGATATTGGTACAGCAAAAGCCACTAAAGAAGAGCAAAGTGAGATTAAGCATCATTTAATAGATATTATTGATCCAGAAGAATCCATGAGCGTTGCAAAATTTCAAACGCTTGCTAGGCAATGCATACGCGATTTGCAAAAAAAAGGTATTCGCCCAATTCTTGTTGGAGGCTCTGGTTTATATGCTCGTGCGGCTGTAGATGATATAACTTTTCCAGGTACAGATCCTAATATTCGCAAAGCTTTGGAAGATCGTGAAAAGTCGCAAGGAGCAATGGCTCTTTTTGAAGAGTTACAAAAACTGGACCCTGTGGCGGCTAAAAATATGGATCCAAGAAATTCGCGCAGAACAATTCGCGCTCTAGAAGTTATTGAGTTAACAGGAAAGCCATATTCTGCTACTCTGCCAAAATACAAGTATTTGATTGATTGTGTGCAAATAGGATTGGACTTAAACAGAGAAGATTTAGATGCGCGAGTGGAGCTTCGCACAAAAATGATGCGCGAGCAGGGTTTTGTAAACGAAGTTAAAGAGATTCGCTCAAAGCTTGGTGTTACTGCGAGTAGAGCTTTGGGATACAAGCAAATAATGGACTATTTAGATGGCTTATGCAGCGAAGATGATGCTTTTGCTGATATTGCTCAGAAAACTAAACGTCTTGCTAGAAAACAAATGGGTTGGTTTGGAAGAGATTCGCGTATTCATTGGGTTAATGCTTTGCAGCCAGATGTGGTTGATGCCTCAATGAAGATAATTAATGCTGCTGATAATGGCGATTTTAAAGATGATTTGATTGCCGAATCAACTTCCCATCATCTCGGCGCGTTAATTGACGAATAGTAA